AATCCCGAGCTTTGCTATGATTTTCCTGATATGGACATGATGGGATGTTATGTTCCAAATTGTCCTGATATTGCAACAAAGACACAATGGTTGCCTGATGTTCTTCCAAAAGGTAGCTGTTTGGGTCATATGCTAGTTCCAAATAGGGATGGAGGAAAAGAAGTTGGACCCGTTACTCCAAAATTTGGTAATGTTTCTCACTCTTATTGTGCTATGTATGGTGCACAATATTCTACCCCATTCGCACGTAAGGGCTCTTGTATGAGTCCTATCGTGAATGAGGGGAAGAACCCGTGCATTGTTGGTTTTCACATTGGAGGAGATTCAAACCATAATATTGGCATTTGTCAGACAGTTCTTAAATCTGACATGGCCAGTTGTGAGGAATGGCTAGAAAAGAATGCCGGTTATCTGTCTGCTGAGGCAGGTCCTTTACCTAAGCAACAGATGGGGTACGACGTGATGTGTTCAGCTAACGTTAATCCCAAGGCGAAATATATTGCTTCACTTGATAATTCAGCTTTTATTGATTTGCATGGTTCTACTAAAGTGCGATCAGAGCAAAAGAGTCAAGTTGTTCCCTCGTTATTGTCCAAAGATATTCATGATGTTTGTGGAGTTCCCCAGCAATGGGGTCCACCACGTTTGCGTCCCAATTGGGAAGCATATAATGTCAATGTTGGACAATTTTCAAATCCTTCAGATATGTTCGATCCAGTGTTGTTAAAGCGTGCCCGGGATGACTGGGAAGCGCCATTACTTGAAGCTATGGACGAATATGTAAAAGTGGAAGACTTTCGACCACTGGATATGAAAGAAACAATTTTGGGAATACCCGGAAAGAAATATATTGATGCCTTACCGATGAATACCGGTATTGGGTTCCCTATTTTTGGGAAAAAGAACAAAACAGGAGCTGATGGAGAGCCTTTACATTTCACAGAAATTCGAGATGGAGAAGTTCTCATTGACAGAATTCCAAAGAAACATATCCTTGACGAGTTTCACAGACTCATTGAATGCTGGAGCAACAACCAGCGTGGATATCCTGTCACATCTGCAACCTTGAAAGATGAGCCAACACTCCTGACCAAAGAAAAGGTGCGAGTTTTCCAAGCTTCACCTGTTGCCATGAGCCTTGCAATTCGGATGTATTTTTTACCGATTGCTCGCTTTTTACATCTCCATCCTCTTATAGCAGAATCTGATGTGGGTGTGAATTCGTTCAGCAAAGACTGGAAAGTTTTGACTGATCACATGCACAAATATGCTGGAGAGGATAAGAAGAGGCTTCTTGGTTGGGATTATTCCAAGTATGATGT